CTTGTGATGGTTTATCTTAAACTTAAGATACTCGAAAATCTCCTGAAGAGCGGGCCAACCGTCTACGGGAATGACAATGTCATCACCGAAGACTCGGACCTCCCTACTCAGTTCCTTAATGTTCTTGATAGTCGCACGAAGGTTCCTTGCATATAGCAAAGCTCCTATGCACGTTATCGTGAACATGTAAGTCTGGATGGGAAAGGTCACGGCAGATCCCATAGTAGAGAACTTCCTAAGTACGTGGTACTTAGGAGACTTCTTATCGATATCGTTTCGAAGGAAACGAGTTCGTGAAGCATGGAGAGCAGAGACTAACGTAGGATTCCTACGAAAGAATCTCTCAACATGCCAACACGAAATTCGATCAGACGCAGATGACAGATCAACCGTCACATGCGACTGACTATGGGATGCTTCCAGTGCCATTAACCCATTAGGGGCTTGATTCTCAAAAGAGATCGAGCCAGCTATTGGGAGCCTGCGCACTGAACTAACCAGGAAGTCTAAGATGACCTGCTGGCACCACTGGTGACTTACTGGTTCCGAGGCAATGAGCCTTGGCCCAGATAGCTCCTTTGGGACAGAGATCAACTTAGAAGGTGGCTCGCTTGATGTTATCTCTGCGAAGTCACCATGGTTAGCGACAAAGTCTGACCAGAAGCCGAAATTGGCAAAACCAAAATCAGCCAACGGAAAGACTCTGTCGAGCTTTTCCGGCCAGTTAGGAAACTCGTACTTACTTAAGTCTCGAGGCTGGTCGGATACTGCTCCTGGTCCGTGCTTTGCCTTCCACTCGAGCGGTTCGAATCGCCCGAGAGTGGCGGAGACGATATCGGCCGTCCGTTGGACGGACTCGACAAGTCTCTCGTCACATAAGGAAGGGGACTTAGCATCATCTCGCTCGAAGAGTAACGATTGAGAGTCGCTAAGTAGCCGAGAAGAATGGCGGTCACGAAGATCGAGATCGCCAATATCATCAAGGCTAATGTCATCGTACTCCCAACCAAGGGAGTCACGGTAACATTCCGAGTCGACTTTGAAGAACGCATCGACATGTTCCCATGTTGTTGCGTCACTGCAAGACACTCGGAACCTTTTGGCAGCTCGATAGAGCTGACGAAGGTACCTTATGGCTTGTAGGTCAGGGTCGACCTTCAGCACTCCACTTTTGTCGAAGACACATAAGTACAATCCCCTGAATAGTCGGGGAATTGGACTCCCTGTCTTGAATGACCTTTGATAGGCCAAACCAGACCGGGTAAGGTGTCGTTGGGAGAGACATTTATCAAAATGTCTCCCCATTGCGGGTAGGTCAATCAGGAAAAACCTGACACCTACCTTCTCGACAATCGAGAGCAAGCGCTTTGCATCACGCTCACTGTCGACGCGGAGATGTGGCCTACTCAGTGCGACATCACTAAGAATCGCACCGTATAGTCCCTGAAGGTAGTTGGCATAGCTGTTCGTCTGCATTAACGTACTCCTACGTTGATGTTGAGACTCTACGGCTAAGCACTCCCATCTCCCTAGGTATGGAGTCCTAAGACTCCCAACCCAGCAACTTGGCTGCAATACCACCTGCTTTTACCATGTAAAAGCTCATGGCTTCAGACAAGTCGATGACATCTGAGGAGACCTCACTAGTCGAATTTCGAATAGTGTAGATCACTTCCGTCAGAAGACCAAGAGGATAGGTCGTAGTGGGCTTCAGGAAACGTTGGAAAGTCACACTGTGACGATCGAACGCCTGAGTCCCAGCTTTGACGTTATCCTTTGAGTGCCGGACTTTCGCCCGGAACCAAACGAGTGTCTCGTCAAGAAAGTATTCAGACGAGTACCCATCTTGGTTAATCAGCGGCAACGTCTTGACTGTTCCACCGGAACCGTCAAGAGTCACCGTCAGGGATGAACCTAGCATACTACCTTCTCCTTAGTAGATGTTCTACAACCCTCGAAAGCGTTGTACGAACAAGCTACCAAGGATCGACAGTTGCTTACCGTTGAGAAACGGTAAGTGAGCACTGAGTGAACCCGAGCTCAAGTCTCTACGTTTAGAGACAAAGCTGGCGTTACCTGTTCCGCCGGTGACCCAACTTGCGTCACCGCCGGATCCCAAACGGGAGTAGCTATGCTGTGAGGTAGTCTCCGTCATGATATTTGGCGTGAGATGTCCACACGGCACACCAGCACTGTTGGCTAACATGTAGTCACCAGTATTGGAGAACCAATCAACAATCCAGGACCAGGGGAGAATATCCCATGCGCCTTGGTTTAGACCAGTAATGGTCCATCCCGAGACGACATTCCGGGCA